TTGATGTACCAATGATGCCTAATTTTGATAATCCAGTAGATTATGAGAATAAGCGTTAGTATAAGCGTTGGTATTTCTTTATCAATGATGTTGAAACTATTGCAGCTAATACTACTGCTTTGAATATTTCTCTTGATGTATGGACTAACTTTATTTATGATACTGATATTAACTATATGATGTTGGAGCAGGGTCATGCACCCGTTGCATTTAGCGATACAGATGCTTATTTGAAGAATCCTATTAACAATAATAAGTATCTGCTTGCGCCTGATGTAAACTTTGATAATTCTAGCATCGTTAAAGATTCTAAGTTTATTCCATTCGGAAACGGTGAAAAATATGTTTGCTTTGCGTGTACCGTAAATAAAGAGCAGATTATGAACGGTTCTTTTGGTACTATTAAAACAGGTTCTTATTTTGAAAAGCCTACCTATTCAGATACTCTTGATTGGTACGGAAAGCAATTACAAGTCAATAATTATTCATTCGGAAACGGTAGAAATTATTCAGACTTAAAAACGCCAGTTTCTATGCATAATTCTGTAGATAATATGACGCTTAATGGTACTAACGTTTTTGCGATAAAAGCAAGCGATAAAACTTTTCTAAGTGATATTGCAAAGAATATTCCTACTTTTTTGCGTTCTATTAAAGCTGTTTTTATTGTCGATGAAAACATGATTACATTAGGTGATAAATTTACGTTCTGTAAGCATGATATGTATTCATGTTCTAATGTTCGTAAGAATCTAGGCAATTATAATCTAACAAAAGATATGTTTGGCTTTGACGAAAAAGAGCAGCGTTTTGCAAAGCTATTCACATATCCTTATTCTTACATTGAGTTTTCTGATAATAATGGAAAAGATATTGAGATTCATATTGAGGACACAGGGTCTATCGGTATCAATATGCTAACTAATATCGCTTTTCCCGTTCTTGATTGTCGTATGTTTTTAACTGGTATCAATGGAGTTGGTTCTAATAAATACTCTTGGAAGCGTCTTGACGGTAGTGAATCAGATGAATCTATTGATTATGGTGATTGGGGTAAATATACTATTAAGCTAGGTATTCCTACATATGCAATTTATATGGATGGTGAAACTGCTTGGTATATTGATGAATATAACAACTCTATTGAGTTTGCAAGAGAAAAGGCTTTAACAGGTTATCATAATAGCGTTAGAAGTGCTAATCTTGGCTATTACAATGCAAAGAAGTCTGCTGATAACGCTTATAACGTTGCATCAAATACTGCTACAACTGCTAAAGTAAATGAACAGAATCTAGCAAGCACGGCAAATTCAAATAGTGTTGATTTGGCTGGAACTGTAAAGACTAACGCTGATAATGTTGCTTATACGGTTAAGTCTAATACCAATAATATCGCTAATTGTGGTTACAATAATGCAGATGCTAGTATTGCTTGTAATAATGCTAACGTACAAAGTGCTAATGAAGCTGCTGTTACAGTAATGGCACGTAAAAACTCACAAGCTGTTTCTGATACTGGTGATAAAAATTCTTGTTCAAAAGCAACTACAAAAGCAGAAAATGAATCAACTGCATCAACAACTAATAATTCAAATGATGCTAGTATTGAAAGTGCAGCAGCACAAGGAGCAATTACAGGCGCAGCTATGGGAATGGCTTTAGGTCCAGTTGGTGCTGCTGCTGGTGCTGTTACAATGGGTATTGCTGGTGGTGCTATTGCAGCAATTAACGCAAGAGCAGCAGAATCAAATGCGTCTATTATGGTTGGTGCAAATACGGCTGTTACAGATGCAACTATTAACATGAATACAAACGTTACTAGCAGAAGTACTATTACTGCTCAATATGTAACTAATGCAACTAATGCTAATGCATCTCACCAAACAGAAAATAATAATAAATGCGCAGCAAAACAACGTGATAATAATTACAATACAACTGTTACAAATGCAGCTAATAATTATAATACTGATATTGGCAATAATGCACGTACTTATAACACGTCTGTAGGTAATGCCAATAGAACGTATAATACCATGTATGGAAACGCTAGTAGAACTTGCGATACTGCTATTAGTAATGCAGATGCCACAAAAAATACTAGTTATGGTAATGCTTTGCGTACTGATGATATTGCAATTATAAACGCTAAAGAAGTATTAGAAAATACGCAAGACGGCGTAATGTATTCTATGCTTGCTGCATCAAAGCGCAATCCTATTCAGTTGACGCAAGCAAGCGGAAATGCTGAAATGTATTCTTATGGTATTAACGGTATTCAGTTTAGGCTACGTACACAGTCTGAATCTGCAATTAAACAAACAGTTGCACAATTTGCAAGATTCGGTTATAATCTGAATCAAATTTGGAATGTTAAAGATACGGGGTTAAACCTTATGGAAACATTCACGTATTGGAAAGCGTCTGATATTTGGATTGATATTAGAAAAGCTGCAACATTCGGAATTGAAAATGCGCTAAAAAATATTTTCAAGAATGGCGTTACTGTTTGGAAGTCACCTGATTTAATCGGAAAGGTTGATATTTATGCCAACTAATGACACACCTATTACAGATACTAATGATACTGAGGTTAAACCGCTACCACCTAGAGATATTAACATTCTGCTTAATCTAGGTACTTTTCAGGGTATGACTGATGAAGAAATTCAGATGGTTATAGACTATAAAATTAAGTATGCTTTAAGCGAACAGGAAATTAAGCTAAAGCAAGCTGTTTATATTGAAAAGATGAATAGCGATATTGCTTTAAGCACTCAAGTTGCTAATCAGGCAAATGATATTTATAAAGAGATTCTAGGCAAATCTTTGAAGCTTGAAACGGTAGGTGCTTCTAATGAGTAGACGTGGTGGTAAAAAGAGAAGCAAAACTAATATTGATAGAACTAACGGAAATCCTATGTTGTGGCAAACGTCGCAAATCAATACACGCTTATATCAATATTATGTTGATATAATGTTAAAGATGGCTATGTCACGTTTTCAATGGATAGGTTTACCTCCAACTTGTGATGCACGTTATCTTGAATATGTATTGATTACGCAAGGAATGGCTTCTATTGCTTTTCCTAAAAAGATGCAAGGAAAGTTTCTATCGCTACAATGCGCACCTCACGGTCATTTGAATATGTATGATAGACCTATTAAATGGGAAGCTATTGGACACAACGGAACACGCTATTCTTGTGATAAGGATAATGGCGTTGTCGTTTTTGACAATGAAACACGCTATCCGCTTATGAGTGGTATTGAGTTGTATGCTAACGAACTTGTCCATATTCGTATGACAAAGCGTATGAATCGACTGCATCAGCAAATTCCATTTATTCTAAGTGGACCTCAAGAAAAGCAGCAAGATATGATTAACCTATTCAAGCAGATTTATGGCGGTGAGCCTGCTGTACTAACTACAGATGGTTTTGAGCAGCTTAATTATAATGCTTTAACTACAGGCGTTAAATTCATTGGTGAAGAACTTGCTATAGATGAAGCTAATACTTGGGGTAGAATTTATACTATGCTTGGTATCGAAAACTCTACACTAAAGCAAGAGCGTCAAACAGAAGATGAAATCAGAGCGCAAGAAAATCCTGCAAATCTTATTGTTTCTAGTAGTATTGATGAACGTCGTAAAGCTGCTGATGAACTTAATAAGCGATTCGGCGATTTACTAGATGAACCTATTAAGGTTGTTACACGTCAAGATTATGAAAGCGAAAACTGGAATATTATTCATAGTCTTAAATCTATGTCTGAATTGGGTGAGTAATATGGTTGAAGATATTGATTATACAGAAGAGCCTGATTTTCACGCTGTTGTAAGTATTCAACTTTGTGAGTTAATTGATGCTGGTTTTTGCGATGATAAACTTACTGGTTGGGAATGGGATAAATACAGTGATAAACAGGATTTGCAATTACGCAAAAAGATTGTTAATCATTATTATTTCCGTGAAATTTCTCTTACACCACCGGGTATTTGGAAGCATGAATTTATTCGTAAAATGAATGAGATTATGCCAAAGTATATTCGCTTGTATAAGCTACTTGATGAATCGCCTGAGTTATTTGGTGCTAATTCAGAGTATTTTAAGAGTAGGGATATTTATTCTGATTTTCCACAGACGCAATTAGCAAGCGAAAATGCTGATTATGCTACTAACGGTAGAGATAAAGAGTTTCAGAGAATCAATCAGGTTGATATTATCGATGTAACAAAGCGGATAAATGATTACAATGATATTGACCTGCTGATTATAAACGATATGGGTTCGCTATTCTCATGTCTGTTTAGTGTAAACTTAAATAGCTATTAAACATGAGAAGAGGTGATTTTATGGATTGGAGTATTATTATGAATACACTTAATGTACTTAATGAATCCCAACTATGGTCTGTTATTATTGCATGTATTATGATGCTTGCTGATATTGTTGCTGGTTTTACTGCTGCAACTATTCTTCATAATATTCAGTCTGCAAAGATGCGTGAGGGAATCGGTCATAAGGTTCTAATGCTTATTCTTATTGCTGTTAGCTATGTCCTTACTATTGGATTTACTCATATTGCTAACGTTTCATTTACTGTTCCTAGCGTAGAGGTTGTTTGTGTATACATTATTGTTATGGAAATGGCTTCTATTTTAGAGAATGTAACTAAAGCATATCCTGAGTTTGCTAATACCTCACTTTTCAAGTATCTTAATACGGCACAGAAAGGAGTTGAGTAATGTTTGATGAAGATTGTGATTGTGGATTTTCGTTAATTCCATATCACTCTTTTACACAGTTTACGCCTGCGTTGCCGAAATTCTATTATGATGTTTACAGTCACGAGCAAAGAGTAAAGGCTATTTGTCTTGAAATTGATAAGCTAATGAAGTATAGTGAATATCTTACAGGAAAAGTAGGTGAGTTAAGTGCTGTAAAACCTGAAGATTTAGCTAACGCTGTTACTGATTTTAATAATCAGTTGTCTGAACTAGATGAAAAAGTAGAAACTTTAACGCAGGTTTCTATGGATTACAACGTTGCAGAGGGTAAGCCTACTGATTCGGTAGACGCACATAAAGAGCAATTCAAGCTAGATTCTATGTATGCATTTACAGTAAAGCGTCTTAATGCTGTTTTTAATACAGTTGATTCTCTTGCTAATTGCGGTATGAATTGTGCTGGCGTTGCTGTACTTGGTTCAAAGTTTGATGAATTTAAGGATATGAAAATCCCTAAAAAGTATCTAGTTGGAGGCTACAATGTCTAGTAAGTATACTGATTTTAATAAGCTTGATTTGTACGAGCCTGATTCAGTACCTAATCTACTTGCTGAGTATAATTCTTCAATCAATAAGATTGATACAATTCTGCATAAGCAAGATGTAGATGTTACTACTGCTAATGGACACGCAAATGAAGCACTACAAAAGAACGCTGCAACGGAAGCTAAGGTTGCAACTCTATCAAGCAATCTTGATTCACACGTTAATGAGATTAAGCAGAGTATCACTACAACTGCAAGCACTATTAACGGTACTATCACAACGCTTGATTCTAAAGTTTCTACTATGTCAACAAAGCTAGATGAAACTGCTGAAACTGCTAACGCTGCTAAAGCAAGTGCTGAAACAAATAATGTAGCAGCAGCAGAAGCAAAGCAACTTGCTACACAGGCAAAAAGCGATGCTGCAACTGCAAAGCAAACAGCCGATTCTGCAAACACAGTAGTTGCACAGGCTAATGCTAAGGCTACAGAAGCACTACAGTCTAAGCAGCTTATTCAGTCTGTAGCAGCTAAGTTTCCACTGCAAAATGTAGATATCAAAGACGGTACTCTTGAAACAAGCAAGTTTGCAACAAGTACAATGAACGCTCTTTTAAGTACCTTGCAGATTCGTTGTTTTGATTCTACTAATTCTAACGCTGATAACGATGAAATGGTTTGTCCATCAGGTATCACGCTAAAGGGTTTCTATATTCCTGCATTTGATATTCTTTGTATTTATTACTTTGATAAAGATGATAAAACACCACTTGCAGATATTTTTGGTTCACGTCAAACTATAAAGATGCCTAATTATGTCAAGAAGCCTACCGCAAATTATATCAATACTGGCTGTATGCTTATTACTTATGTGCCCGGAACTGATTTTAAGAGTTGGGATGGTTTGTATCTTACAAAGAATGGTTTCTTGGGTACTGGTTCTAATATTGATGCAAATATAAAGCTAAAGAGTTTTGGTGCTGCTTTTATCCCTATGAGAACAGTGAGTGCTTAATATGGAGTTCAAAATTGCGCATTGGAGTGATTCGCATAATTCGCCTGAAATTGCTCACACGCTACGTGTACTCAATAAACTTGCGGTGAATCTAAAGATTCATACAGGCGATGCTGTTCGTGATGTATTCTCTGATGATATTTCTGATACACATCTTGAAACATCATTGTTTTCTATTGGCAATCACGAACGATATAAAAGTTTTTCAGATGGCTTCACAAATCCGCCATCACAAGGTGAATTGTATACTAAGTTTATTGACCCTTACAAAGGTTCTTGGGGTGTAACTACTAATAGAACTTGGTATAGCAAGCATTTTAATGCTGAGAATATTGAGTACATTTCTCTTGATACTTGCTCTTATAAACATCTGACGCT